CGTCGCGTACTGCCCGTGGCAGAGCGGCCACTCGACGGGGCAGGCCTTCGACAGCTCGACCATCATCTTCGGCGCAACGGCGCGGCAGCCGCGCGGGTGGTGGCACTGCTCGCACGCAAGCTGCCTCGGTCGCACGCAAGCGGATGTCATCGCTGCGCTACCACCGCACGCTCGCAAGCTCCTCGAGCCCGAGGACCCGACCGCGAGAGCGCTCGAGGAGACCTCGCGCGAGCTCGTCGATGCCATCCGCCGCGCCCCCGACGGGGTGTCCCTCGTCGAAGCGCAGTGCGGCCTCGGCAAGACGCGCGCCGCGCGTGAGATAGCCATCGAGCGGGCCGCAAAGCAGCACAAGACCGGCCAGAGCACGCGCGCGCCGCTGCACTCGAAGACGGCGATGTCGCTCCCGACCAACAAGCTCGCCGACGAACAGGTCGAGGCCTTCCGCGCCGCCGGCGTCCCCGTCAAGCGCTTGCGTGGCGTGCTCTCGGTGCTCGGTCCCGATGGGAAGCCCGTGTGCCGCTTCGCCGAGGCAGCGCGGCACCTCGCGAACGGCGGTCAATCGGTGCCGTGGGAGCTCTGCGAAGGGCGCGGCAAGATGCGGTGCGACTTCGCCGCCGAGTGCCCCGCGTATGGCGGCGTCGATGGCCCGAAAGACGCGCGCATCATCGTCGGGCCTCACGAGCTCGCCGGGCAGCTCTCGAGTGAGGCTGGCTCGACGGGCCTCCTCGTCATCGACGAGCCCCCGCCCGTCGTCGAGAGCCACGTGCTCGCGTCGAGTGACCTCGCCGTCGCATCGTCGCAGCTTGCTCAATTCGAATCGCGCTACGCGGTGGCTATGCGCCCCGCACTCGAGGCGGTGACGCGTTGGCTCGAGGAGGGTGGAGACGACGAGGTCGGATCGCTCGCCCGCGCGCTAGACGGCCGCGTAGACGACGATTTGCTCACGGACGCGTTCATGGCTACGGGCGAGGTCGATGCGCTGTCCTGCGTCCGCGCAGCGCTCGAGGAGGGGCACAAGACCATCGCCCCGCCGCTGCGAGACGGCGTCGCGTGGGGCTGCCGGTGGAACACGGCTTACGCGCATGTCGTCGGCGCCGCATCGCGTGTGCTCCTGCTGCTCTACCGCGCGCTGACGAGCGACCACGTGGTCGCGCGTGTCGAGTTGCGCGGCGGCAACGGCGAACGGGTGATCGTCCTCGTCGCCCCGAACGAGGACTTCCACCGCGTCCTTCGGCGCGAGGGCGCGACCGTCGTCACCGACGCGGGCGCATCGCTTCTTCAGCCCATCCTCACGAAGCTGCTCGGCTACGAGCCGCCGCTTTCGGTGTTCTCGGCCCCCGACGGCGCGCCCATCGAGCGCACGATGCTGCGCATGCGGGCGACGCGCGCGGCTTGGATGCCGCGGGGGCGGCTGCGCGTCTCCGGCACGCTCGTCGATGCCGTCGAGCGCATGGTCGAGTGGGTGCTGCGCGACCCGACGACCACGCGCGTCGGCATCGTCACCATGCGCACCTTGCGCCTCGCCCTCGAGGCCGCTTGCGGGCTCGATGTAGCCGAGGAGTGGCGCGCGGCGGGGCAATCGCTCGAGGTTCTCGACGACGCGCGGCGAGTGCTGGGGCCGATTCTCGCGCGGCTCCCGCGGCGCCCCGACGTCGGTCACTACGGCGCGATTCGAGGTCTCGACCACTGGAGGGAACACGACGCGGTCATCACGCTCGGGGACCCCTGGCTGCAGCTCTCGGACGTGCAGCACGAGTGCGACTGGCTCGGCATCGACGACTGGGAGCGGCGGTACGAGGAGCTTTGCAAAGCGGACCTCGAGCAGGCGCAGGGGCGCCTTCGCACGGTGCACCGCAAGCGCCCTGGGCGCGCGCTGCATGTCGGCCACGTGATGCCCGGGCGATGGCCGCTCGACGTCGCCATCGAGGACCTCGAGGCGGGAGGCAGGCCGCAAAACCGAGGCGGGCTGCCCGATGACTTCGCCGAGCTCGTGAGGGCGTGCGGTGGCGTGGCTGGACTCGCGCGAGAGCTCGGCGTCGGTCGAGCCACGATGAACCGCTACATCGCGGGCAAGCGTGGCGTCCCGGCTGACGTCGTGGAGCGCCTCGACGACGTCCGAAGGCGCGTCTTGGGTGGTTCCGATCCGGGGGTAGGTGTCTCCGAAACTCTTAGTAGAGATCTAATTACTAAGGGTTTCGGAGACACTTTGGTTCCGCTGACCCCGCGTCCGGCTATAAGGGTTTCGGAGACACTTTCGGCGGAACCAGCGGAACCACCCTCGGAACCGCTTCCGCCCCCCGCCGAGCTCGAGCGGCTTGTGCACCGTGCGGGAGGCCTTCGCGCCCTCGCGCGAAAGCTCGCCATCCCCTACCCGTCGCTGCGCCGCTACCTCGCCGGCGAGCGCCAGCCCCCCGCCGACGTCGTGTCGGCGCTCTGGCGCATGGTGCCCGCGGGGCGAGCGCAAGGCGCGTCAGAGCGGGCGCTACGGGGCGGCAATCGGATGTTTCATCACGAGGAGGCCATATGAGACGACTGTCCGCATTCCGACGCGACCGGCTCGAGCGAGAGCTGCGCACCTACTTCGGGCATACCCCGGTTGACCTGCAATCGAACTTCGCCCCCGTGGCGAACCTCGCACTGACGGGCGTTCGCACGTCGGGAGGGCGCCCGCACGGCGATGACGTCGCGATTGCGCGTCTCGACGGCCTTCGTCGAGCGGTCGGGCATCAAGGCGAGGTCGCGCGTGCGCTTGACGCTCTCCCTTCCGCGGCTCGCCGCGTGCTCCGTCACGCGTTCGGCTCGAGCACGCTTGCGCGAGAGGTTCACGTGAAGCTCGGCGAGACGGCGGCGGTGGCGCTGCTCACGAAGGCGGCAGCCGACGAGTGCATGAAGGCGTCGGGGGTGAACCGGGAGCCCTCGCAAGACCAGATCGCCCGGTGGTTGCTCACGGCGTGCATCCGCGGTGACGCGGCCGCGCTTCACCCGGTTATCGAGCAGCGAGACAAGCTCTTGGAGGAGGCCCTCGTCGCATACGACGAGGCGAGGAGAGAAGACGAGGAGGACGACGGTATGGGTGGTGAGAGGCTTTACGGGTGGAAGGAGATCGCTGACCGACTTGGCGTGACCGTGCGCACCGCGATTCGGTACACGAAGCTCGAGGAGGACCGGTTGAAGGTGTCGAGGGACAAGCGGTCGGGGAAGGTGTTCATCGAGCTCGAGAAGCTCGAGGCGTGGCGCGAGCGGGGCATCGTGCAGCCCAGTGACGACGAAGGCGAGACTGTCACCTCGTGACACCTCGTGTCACTTCCTGTCACTCCGTGTCATCTCATGTCACTCCGTGTCACTTGCTTTCACCTGGCAATCGGGCAGAGTGGCTACACTCGTCGCACGGCGCTTGGCCGGATGGGGCGAGCGGGCGCGCCCTGGTCCTCCTTGGGGGCGCGTCGCTTTTTGCGGTGTGGAGCAAGGGCAGCTCGTCTGGCTCATAACCAGAAGGTTGCAGGTTCGAGTCCTGCCACCGCGACCGGAGGGGGGCGAGGTCTTCGCAAGGGCGACGTCGGTCACGTCGCCCCTCTCCCTTTTCTTCGATGCTCGTCGTCGTTCGCAGACCCGACCAGCGCACGCTGGTGCAGCGGTATCGCCTGGCTATCGACCGGCAGATCGCACGCACTTACGAGGAGCGCCCGAGCGGCTCGACCCGTCGCGACATCGCCGAGGTGTGGCTCGAGGAGACGAGGCGCGGACGGCAGCCCCGCCAGTGACCGCCGACAAGTTCAGCCACACTGGAACCCAGCCTGGCTGAACAGTTAGGGGAAGCGTCAGGCCGAGGGGAGCCGAGAAAACGATTCGACGAGCAGTTCAAAACATTTCGGTGGCCACCCCATGAAAGAGTCGGAGGGTGCACGGCTCCTCGCCGAGTCTGGCGACTCGATTCGGCAGATCGCTGAGAAGATCGGCGTCGCCAAGGAGATGGCGCGTCTGTGGCGAACGGGCGCGAAGTTGCCCTCGGCCGAGAATCGAGAAGCGCTGCAAAAAGCCTACGGAATCCCGGTCAAGGCGTGGGACAAGACGCCGGCCGGCAAGGGCAAGAAGGCGGCCACAAAGAAGCCCGCGACGACGTCGAAGGCGAGCCCCGAGGTGGCCAGGCCGAAGACCTCGGCGAAGGTGGCCACCAAGGTCGCCGCGCCGGTGGCCACCTCGACGGGCAAGGCGGTGGCCACCGCCTCGCCCCCGGTGGCCACCGACGATGTCGATGCCGAGCGACGGTTGCGCGAGCAGCTCGCCCGTCTCGACGAGATGCGGCGAGACCCCACGGTCACCCCGGCGGCGCTCATCCAGATCGAGCGCATCGAGACGCAGGCGCTCCGGGAACTCGGGCGCATCACCGGCGAGATCTCGGCCATCTCCGAAGAGACGATCATCAGGCACCCCGCCTTCAAGCGCGTGATGGATGCCATCCTCGCAGCCCTCGACCGGCATCCCAAGGCGCTCGCCGATGTCGAGGCCGCCCTTGCTGCGATCGATGGCTGACGTGAGACGTGGCACGGAAGACAATTGCCAGCGCGTTCCGCGCCGGCGTGCGTGACCTTCAGGTCAAGCACAACGCCGAGCTTCTGGGCATCCACTGGCCCTCGCCGAAGTACCTGGACGATCCGGTCGGCTTCGCCCGAGATGTCCTCGGCGTCGAGCCTTGGTCGAGGCAGGTCGAGGTCCTCGAGGCGGTGCGCGACCACATGCGCGTCGCGGTGCGGTCGGGCCACAAGGTCGGCAAGAGCCACACGGCCGCCATCGTCGCGCTCTGGTTCTACTGTTCGAACCCCGACGCCCGCGTCGTCATGACCTCGACGACGGCGCGCCAGGTGGACCAGATCCTCTGGCGCGAGGTCCGCATGCAGCATACCCGGGCCCGCATCCACATCGACGGCGAGCTGGGGATGCTTGCGAGGACCGGCCTACGGTCCGCCGACTTTCGCGAGGTCGTGGGCTTCACCGCTCGCGAGCCCGAAGCGGTCGCCGGCATCTCAGGCGGGAATCTCCTCTACATCCTCGACGAGGCCTCCGGCATTCCCGACGCCATCTTCGAGGCCATCGAGGGTAATCGCGCGGGCGGTGCTCGCGTCTTGATGTTCTCGAACCCGACGAAGACGACGGGCGAGTTCTTCCACGCCTTCCACAAGAAGGCGCCGTTCTACCGAACGATTCAGATCTCCTCGGAGGAGACGCCGAACGTCCTCGCCGGGCAGCGACTCATCCCCGGTCTCGCCACGCGGGAGTGGATCGAAGAGAAGCGGCAGGAGTGGGGCGAGGATTCGTCGCTCTACAAGGTTCGCGTCAAAGGCGAGTTCGTGCTTCGCGAGGAAGGGCGTGTCATCGACCTGCACACCATCGCGGAAGCCGAGCAGCGGTGGCACGATCCCGACACCGACGCGACCGGGCGGCTCTACATCGGCCTCGACCCGGGCGGCGAAGGGACCGAGGGCGACGAGACGGTCGTTGCTCCTCGTCGCGGGTTCAAGGTCCTCTCGCTGCACGCGTTCCGAGGCCTCGACCCGGCGGGCATCCTGCTGCAGCTCCTCGGTCTTCTCGCGACGCTTCGCGACAAGAGGGAGCAGCCGCCGGTCGTCGTCGTCGATGCCGAGGGCGCGGTCGGTGCCCGCGTCTACGGGCACCTTCGCCAGTACGTGGACCGCAACCCCGGCGTCTTCGAGCTGGTCGGCGTGCGCGGCTCGCAGTGGGGTTCGAACAAGCGTCACGACCGCGTTCACGACCGCATCCGCGACGAGCTTTGGGCCTCGCTTGCGGGATGGCTCAAAGCCGGCGGTGCCATCCCCGAGGACGGTCTTCTCGCTGCCGAGCTCCACGCGCCGGAGTGGCGCACGGACCACTTCAACCGGCAGAAAGTCACCTCGAAGGACGATCTTCGCAAAGCGCTCGGCCGCTCTCCCGACCGCGCCGACGCGGTGACCCTCGCCGTCTGGCAGGGCTCGCCGAGCGTGCACGACAAGAAGCCAGAGCTGCCGGCCGCACAAGGCCCGGCGCTCCCGCCTCCTCCGCAGGCTCCCGATCCCTTTCAGACCGACCCGTACGCAAACCAGTTTGACCCCTACGCGGCCTATTGGGGTCGCTGACCATGTCCCTTCTCGAACGAGCACGACAGCGCGTTGCTGCTTTCATCGCGCCCACCGCGAACGATACGCAGCCACCGCAGCCGGAGCGGCAGACGGCAATCAAGCCGCGCCGCAAGACCAAGCGCTCGCCGCGCACGGCCTTCGTTCCGGTCGCGAAAACTCGATGGCTGCAAAGCGACATCGAGACGGCGGCGAAGAAGGCGCAGGCGGGAGACCTGACGACCATCGGTCAGCTCTACCGGGCGATGTCGCGGGACGGCACGGTCCAGGGTCTTCTCGGCACGCGCACGGGTGGCCTGGTGCGTCTCCCCAAGCAGTTCCGCGGCACGGACGAGGCGCGAGCTCGTCTCGAGTCCAAGGCAGGTCAGCGAGGGCTTTTCGACAAGGTGTTCCCGCAGTCGGAACTCGAGAAGCTCGATGCCGACGGCATTGTCTGCGGCATCGGCGTTGCGGAGTTCGTGCAGGAGGACGGCTGGAAGTACCCGCGCCTCACGCGTCTCGACCCCGAGTTCCTGCATTACCGAAGCGACGAGGATCGCTGGTACTACCGGTCGCGTGAGGGGCTGCTGGCCATCACACCGGGCGATGGGCGCTGGGTGCTCTACACGCCGAAGGGGCGCTACGAGCCCTGGAACAGCGGCATCTGGCAGGCTCTCGGGCGCTCGTTCGTCGCCAAAGAGCATGCCTTCCTCCATCGTGAAAACTACGCGGCGACGCTCGCGAACCCGGCTCGAATCGCGGTAGCTCCCCAGGGGTCGAGCGATTCGCAGCGAATCGGCTGGTTCCAGCAGGTTCTACGCTGGGGGGCCTCGACGGTGTTCGGACTCACCCCCGGCTACGACGTGAAGCTGCTCGAGAGCAACGGGCGCGGCTTCGAGGTGTTCCAGCAAATTGTTGCGACCAGCGACAAAGAGTGCATGGTCGCCATCGCAGGCCAGGAGGTCACCACCACGGGCGGTGTCGGTTTTGCGAACGCGTCCGTTTTCGACAGCATCCGCACGGACCTCGTTCAGGGCGACGGCAATGCGCTCGCCGAATGCCTGAACGAGCAGGCGATTCCGCACGTCGTCGCGGACTACGTGGGGGATGACCATCACGTCGAGGTCGCGTGGGACACGACGCCGCCGCCCGACCTGAAGGCGCAGGCGGAAGCTACGAAGGGCATGGCCGAGGCCATCAAGGCGGGCAACGAGGCGTTGAGGCCGTACGGCCTCCGCATCGATGCAAAGGAGGTCGCGACGCGCTTCGGGGTGCCCGTCGAGGCCATCGAGGTGCAGCTCGACCCGCGCGATCCGCCGCCGAGCAATATGAACGACGAGCCGCAACGAGAGGCTGCGTAATGCCGATTCCGAACGCGCGTCTTGTCCAGAAAGTCCGCGCCTACGAGTTCAAGCCAGCCGATCCCCCCGCCGAGATTCAGCTGTGGAACGTCGGCGACAATCCCACGGACTACGGCATCCACAGGTGGACGGACCGGTCCGTGCGGGAGGTGATGGCTCGATACGAGTCGCGCGGAAACCCGCTGCAGATCGACATCGATCACAACTGCGCGGAGCCGGAGAAGATCGGCCCCGCGAATCCGCCACCGACCGGCGGGTACGCGAAGCTCGAAATCCGCGACGGCGCGCCGTGGCTCGTCTTCGAGTGGAGCGAGTACGCGATTGAGCAGATTCGCACAAGGCAGCGGCTTTTCCTCTCTCCGGAATACTTCGTCGATACGGAGACCGGCGAGATCGTTGCTCTCATTCGGGTGTCCCTCGTCGGGTCGCCCGGAACTCATTACGCAAGGAAACTCGCATCGGCAAAGCAGGTGCGAGCTGGAGGTAAACGAATGGACCCCACGCTACTTGCCGCGCTGAAGGCGGTGCTCGAGGCCGAGGACCCGAAACAGGCTCTCGCCAATTTGCTGGCCGAGCTCGAGAAGGCGCCCGAGGGGGACGCCGAGCCCGACCCGGAGCCCCAGGCGGCCGAAGTCGGAAACGGCGACGACCCGGATAAGCAGACCGCCGAAGGCGCCGAGCCGGACGGCGACCCCGACAAGGACAAGCCGGTCGCGGCGAAGTCGAAGAAGCCGGCGTCCCTGTCGCAGGACGACACGATCAAGCTCGCGCAGCGCGTGGCCGCCCTCGAGGACGAGAACCGTCGCATCAAGGTCGAAGCGCGCATCGCCGCGGCCGGCGACCGTATTCCCGAATCGCTGCGGGCCTTCGCGAAAACCCTCGACCTCGATGCGCTCGAGAAGCTCATCGCCGGGCTCCCCCCGGAAAAGACCACGGGGATTCGGGCGTCCGCGAAGACCACGCGCGGTGAAGCTACTCCGGCCGGCGAGCTGCCCGAGAAGGATCGCGAAACGATGGATCGGATCTTCGGCAACAGGACGCTGGCCGCGGAACCGATCACCGTTCACCCGGACGGCCGTGTGACGGCCACCCATCTCTACAAGAGGGGCAAGTAATGGCGGCACTCAGCAAAGAGCGCATGACGCGCGTTCTGAAGGCGGGCGGGATGGACTTTCCCGTGGCGGCCTCGAAGAAGATTTATCAGGGGGCGTTCGTGTGCCTCGATGGCGGGTATCTCGTGCCGGCCACCGAGGACACGGGGTTGACCCCCGTCGGCCGGGCGAGCGATACGGTCGACAACTCGAGCGGCGCGGCCGGTGCCGCTACCTGCCACGTCGATTTCATGCGCGAGCGGACCTTCTTCCCGTTCGGCGCGTTGAGCGACGAGCAGTTCGCGCAGACCGACGTCGGTGGCCCCGCGTTCTTCGTCGACGACCAGACCGTCTCGCCCGACGACGGAAGCGAGCCCGCGGTCGGCGAGACCCCGGCGGTGCCCCCGTCGCGGTCGCTTGCGGGGACGGTTTTCCGCGTCGAAGGCACCGGCGCGACCCAGGTGGTCTGGGTGGAGGTGTGACATGGCGGCCATTACGCCGAAGTTCATGTTCGACTTTCAGTCGAACCTCAATGCGAAGTACGCCAACGGCTACAAGCGCGTCCTGAAAAACCTCTGGTGGGATCGAATCGCGTTCCGCCAGCACTCGATGTCGCGGATCGAGTTCTACGAGTGGATGCTCGAAACCGCGCAGATTCGCCCGACCGGGTCCAAGGGTACCGAGCTGACGTTCGAAGACCTGGCGTCCATCGGGTACTCCATCAAGAACAAGCCCTTCGGCACCGCGCTGAAGCTCAATCGCGACGACCTCGAGGACGACAAGTACGAGAAGGCGCCGCAGTGGGCTGCGAATGCCGGCAGCGATGCGGCCTACCATCCGCAGCGGCAGATCGTTCAGCTCATCCGTAACGGGAAGACGAAGGGCAGCTACGACGGGGTCCCGTTCTTCTCCTCGTCTCACCCGGTGAATCCCTTCGATTCGCTCGCGGGTGTCTACTCGAACCTCTTCACGAACAAGAAGCTCTCGGCCGAGAACGTCGCCGGCGTCATGGCGGAGATCGCGAAGGTCAAGCTTCCGAGCGGGACGCCTCGCTACCTCCGTCCGACGATCCTGCTGGTGGACCCCAGCAATGCACTCGTTGCCAACACCATCACGGGCGCCGAGATCATCTCGGATCCGACGGGCGACGGCACGGCATCGGCGACGAACGTCATCAAGCAATCCTTCGGGTTCGCTCAGCCCATCGTCGCCGATGAGCTCGCGGACGAACCCGGGGTTTGGTACGTCGGCGTCGAGGCGGACGAGGACGCGATGCAGGGGGCGTTCGTCTACCAAGAGCGCAAGCCCTTCGAGCTCAATAGCTACACGGGCATGACCGAGGCGCAGCTCGACCGCATCAACGAGTTCGAGTGGCACGTGCGGGGGCGCAACGAGGCAGCGTACGGTCACCCGTACCTCTTCTATCGCGTCGAGCCGACGTCGGGCGGTGGAGGTGGCGGCTAACCTAAGCCGCTTCGAATTGCCAACAGGGACAGGCAGACGGTGCCCGCGGCGAGGTTCGAATCCTCGCTGTCCCTCCACGTGTCATGTACGTGACCATCGAAGAATTCACCGAGCGCACGCTGATGCCGGCAGCGGACGTTGAGCAGCTCAATGCGCTCTCGCCGCGCTTTCTCGAGCTGACGCTGCGCGAGATGTCGAGTCGCATCGACGCGCAGCTCGCAAAGCGGTACGCGACGCCCTTCAAGAATACTGTTCCAGATATCGTCAAAGGGTGGGTGGTCCGGACGACGACGCCGCGCGCCTATCTGCGGCTCGGCATCAACCCTTCGGACGCGCAGTTCATCGCTGCGCGCGAGGACGAAGAAAGGGCGTGGAAGGAGATTGCCGAGGCTGCGGATGCGCAGAACGGGCTCTACGATCTGCCGCTCCGCGCTGACACGTCCGCGTCGGGAATCGTCAAGACGGCGACGCTCGCCTACTCCGAAGCGACGCCCTACGGCTTCCTCGACTCGCAGCGCCGGCGGGCGTATGGCCAATAACCAGGCGGCCGCCCTCACGCTGGCGCAGTGGATCAACCAACTGCGCGCTGCGAACGGGATTACCAAGGACGCAGCGCAAGCCCTCGTACCGGTCGTCCGTGCGGAGATCGCAAAGGCCATTCAAGAAGGTCGCTCCGTCGATGGCGAGAAGTGGCCATTGACCGCAAAGGGTACCGTCGCGCTCCGCAACGCGATGCAGCACATCACGGTGCGGGCAATTGAAAACGTCATCGTCGTGACGCTCACCGGTCACCACGTCTTTCACCACTTCGGCACGTCCCGCGACCCTCGCCGGCCGATTTTGCCGACGAAGGGGCTTCCGCAGAAGCTTGGCCAAGCGATTGCGCGCGGTCTCGTCGATATGGGCGAGGCCTGGATGAAGCGCAAAGGCCGTCATGACCGCGGCTCGGGAGGCGTGCGCATGATGCCTTCGATGACTGGCAAAGGATGACCGTCCTCGCGCTCCCGGACCTTTACGACAAGGTGAAGGCATTCTTCGAAGAGGAGGAGCCTGACCTTGGCGTGGCCTTCGCCTTCGGCTGGAAGGCCCCGCAGCGGCAGGACGCGCAGGGGGGCGGCCGCGGCAATCGCATCGTGTTTGTGCCGGGCGACGCGACGGGCGCTCTCGGCATGGTGGCAGCGGTCAAGTACCCTGGCCGAAACCCGCGCAGTCTCGCGACTCTGAACGAGCTGTTTACGGTTTACGTTTGGGGCTGGGACGCGTCGAAGGAAGCCGACGAGCTCGCGCAGTACACCGCCGCGCGGCTTCTCTACGACGCCTGGTATCGCGCCATGTACCACGTGGCGCACGGCGTCTTTCAGGTGGTGTCGCAGGCCTGGGTGAATCCCACCGCGACGAGGGGGCGCGGCGCCGAGCTGCAGGTCGTGTGCACCATCTCGGCGGTCATCCCCGACACGCCTTATCCGCAAACGGGCGGCGATGTCACGCCCTCCATCACGACTTCAATCGGGCTGCCCGGCGGTGACGAACCGGGCTGCTCGATGTGACACGAGAAAGGACGCAGTTCGATGGCTGTTCCCAGCGTGGATGTCACGCAACTGGACGGCGCGCTCGGCATCATGCCGCCGGGCGCCGGCAGGCCCATGGTGGTCATGGGACCGGCCACCGCCGGACCTCTCAACACGCCCGCCGCTTTCGCGAGGGACGCCGACATCAAGAGCAACTTCGGCGCGGGCCCCACCGTCGAGGCGGCTTGCTACGCGCTCGAGCGGTACGGAAAGCCCGTGGTCTTCGTCCGCACGGGCGCGAGCGAGCCGGCCGAGGAGCACGAGCCGCCGGGCGAGGGCGAGGAGCCCGACACCAGCCCGCTGATGAGCTACGGGAAGTGCGACACCCTGGACACCTCGGGCGTCGCCGGTAGCTCGGTCATCACGCTCGACAACGCGGCCGCGTGCAATGACGACTACGAGGCTGCAATCCGCTTCGTGAAGGGCGGCACCATCGCAGCAGCTGGCATCGAGTACCAGTGGTCGCTCGACGGCGGTCGTACGTGGTCGCAGGTGACGGCGCTCGGGACCGCGAACTTCATCACGATCCCCGGCTCGGGAGGCGCGAAGGTCAACCTCGCCGCTGGCACCATCACGGCGGGCGACATCGTCACCTTCCGATGCGTCGCCCCGCGCTGGACGGCCGCGGAGCTCGGCGAAGCGCTCGACGCGCTGAAGAACTGCGCCCTCCCGTGGGAAGCTGTGCACGTCATCGGCCCCATCGACGCCGATGCGCATGACACCATCGACGCGAAGCTCGAGTCGATGTCCGCAGCCGGGAAAGAGCGGTGGGCGATTGCGCACACGCGCATGCCGCACCCCGGCGAAAGCTCGACCGAGTACCTGGCCGCGATGGCAGCGCTGAAGGGGCAGCTCTCCCTCGGCCGGCGAATCGCGGTCACCTCCGGCGCGACGAAGACGCTTTCGAGCGTCTCTCGTCGTCGCTACCGGCGGCCGTTCAG